TAGGTCAGGGTCTACTTTAGGTAAGATATTAGCTAACTTATCTAATGGGTTTCCATCGTAAGCGATCCCACTAATATCATTAGTTTTAAGCCACTCACATGCGGCTTTTAAATCTTGTGTAGAAGCAGTGCCACTTTTGACCCGAGATAGGAATTCTGTTGTGACAAGGCTATGTAATTCGTTAAACTGGTCTTCTGTGGCTTTCTTCATTAGCTTCCTGGGAATAGATTCTTTTTAATTAACTCTACTGCCTTATCATCAATAGTATTATCGGTAGATTGGGCATAGGCTTCAAGTAGTTGTATAACTAATTCTTTCACTGCAGATGAGGAAAGAAATGCCATTAATACTGGTTTGATAAGTACAATCATGATTCTTTAGTGGATTTAGTAGTTTTCTTTTTAGCTTTAGCTGCTGCTGCTTTTTTAGCTATTTGATCTGATAGGGTGCTCATTTTTTTAAAGGGTTGTACCAAGGTTTAGTTTTTTCTTCGGGTGGGTTTATTGCTTTTAGATATGCAGCTATAGGTATGACATCACTGCACATACTAGCTACACGAGTACCGGGTTTTAACATAAAACCTTTTTGTTGTAGCTCTGCACACTTTAATGTTCGGACTAATTCATAGTCCAAACGCATCTTCTCTTCTTGTCTTTCAGCAATGGAGAGACATCGTGTTAATCCTCTACGGTCTAATGGGACCATAAAGTTAATCTGTCCTCCCCAGTTTTCAGCCATAGTATAACTAGAAGGAGTCATTTTACCTCCATCTATATCCCATGGCTTTGTATGATTCCCCATATAGAATGGAGAAAAAGTCATAGTAGAACCATTACAGGAGATGTTAGGTCCATAGTGCTGTCTTGACGGTGCTCCATTGTTCTGGAATTGCACCGCTTGGTTGGTTACATTTCCCGTTGCAGCTGCTACTGGATTACTAACATTATTCTCTTCTGCTTTTACTGGAGCTATTGAGAGAAGACTGATAAGGATACCGTAGTAGAAGTAACATCGATTTCTCGATCTATTACTTCGACTGATAATACCTGACTTGCTGCTCTTGTCACCACTTCTAGTGAGAAGGGATCTCCAGCTGTATGTAGAGTGTAGACTGAATCTGAATCTACTATACCTCCTGAAGAGGCTGATGTATGGGTTATATTTTCCCCACTCCATTTGTTTAATGCAGACCCATAAGTGGTCGTAGTAATTTCTTCTACGATCTCTTGAGTCGTTGTCGTTGTACTGTTCATCGACCCTTGGGTGAAATTTGGGGTCACTAATTCTGCTCTCGCTACCGTGGGTGATGCCAGTAGGAAGAGTAAAAGCCATTTTTTCATTCTTCCTTTTTCTTTGCCATAGGGCAGTTTACTGTACCTTTATCTTTGTTGTTATTACCAGTAGAAAGCCCGAATGTTGCTAATGCTCCAGTGAAGACACTGGCAACGAACGTGATATCTGAGTTACCAGCTTTCTTTATCATAGGTAATTCTACGTAGTTCATCGTAATGATAAATCCAGACCACACAACAACACCCAGTCTAACGAATGTACCTAAGATTTGGATTTGGTGTTCTTGGTCTTCTGCTGCATCTTTAAGTTTGCCGAGGAGACCTTTTCCTTTCTCTTTTCCTTCCATTTTTCAACTTTTTTTTGTAAGAATTTCTGTACTTTCTTTTTAATTGGTTCAAATAAAGATGAAGTAACTGAAGTAGTTGCTACAGCTACAACAGCAGTAGTAACAGCAGTCACTACAACTGCCGTTTCAGGTACTGGCATCTTTATATCTAGAACTGGAATTTTTAAACTGGGTGGTTCTGGTTGTTCAGTTGATTCTTTTTTAACATCTTCAGGGGCTTCCAAATCACTCGGAGGTATTACTATTGGTTTATAGGATGGTATCCGAGCTGTTGGAGGTCTGAAATAAAGATAATCAGGTTTGGGCAGATTGGCTCTAGGTAGAAGTAATTTAATACTTAGACTTACCTAAAGTTATAGCATTATCTTTTGTTGTCCAATCTTCACTACCCCAAATGCTAGTGGTACCATCTTCTTTCTTGTAAGCCTTGATTATTTCAAGGTGATCAACATTTCTTTTGAGGGTTGCTTTGTCCTCATCTGTAATTGTTGATTGAGCAGCTATTGAATTAATAAGTGTAACGCTATGCTCTCCATGAGCAAAGAGAGTCGCTACTTCGTCTGCAGTTCTTTCAGCCATGATTAAGATTCCTCTTCTGTAGTTGTTTCAGTTTCTTGCTCATTTTCTGCCTGAGCAAGTTCCTCTAAAGTTTTTAATGCACCATTGATTTCGTTAAAACGAGCAATGAGTTCATTTCTTTCTTGTATTAAGTTTTGAGCTTTTTCTTGGATGGTTGTCATTTTGATTTTAATAATTCAATTTCTTGTTTAAGTTCTTGTATTGCTTTTACAAGGATCGGTATTAATTTACCGGGAGTAGCCTCAAGTTTATCTGGATTTGATTCCAGTACTAAACCTAGATAATCAGCATCATTATCTTTTTGTGCTTGTTGGAAATCTTGAGCAATAAAACCTGCTTCATAAGTTCCATCTTTTAATATTCCTTCTCTTGAATCCCACTTAAATTTAACTGGTTTAAGAGAATCAATAAAATCTAATCCTAAATCTAAAGTATTAATATCTGTCTTATCTCTTCTATCCGAAAGTGCAGTAATAGAAGTTACTTGGCAACGTAAGGTTGATATTGATGCGTTACCTAAAGTTATTTCATTAGATACTGTCGCTGAACTAGCATCAGCATCTTTACCAATACAAATATTATTAGCACCTGTTGTAACATCTTCTCCAGCTAGACTTCCTATAAAAGTATTATCATTACCTTCAACTTCTTTACCTGCATAATATCCAACTAGAGTATTATTATGAACAACTCCTGTTCCACTACCTCCAGCTTCTTGTCCGACTATAGTGTTGTTACTAGAACCAGCTCTACTGCCGCCACCAGTACGTCTACCAACAAAACAGTTTGCAGTTCCAGTTGTAATAGTATTTCCAGCAATATCACCAATAAATAAATTCTCATGACCAGTAGTTACAGCTGACCCTGCTTGATATCCAATAGCTAATAAGCGATCACCTGTAGTTTTGTTAAAACCTGCTCTATAACCTATAGCTATATGTTCAGCACTTGTTGTAGCTGCTGTTAAAGCTTCATAACCAATGGCTATATTATTATGAGGTGTTGTTAATGATTCTAAAGATTTTCCACCTATCGCTATATTTTTATCACCAGTCATTGCAGTACCGGCATCTACACCCATGACTATAGCATAATTAGGATCACCAGTAGTACAGCAATCTTTACCAATAATAACATTACCATGGCCTCCAGTTGCTGCACTAAGTGAATTTTTACCTATTGCAACGTTTTGCGATCCGGTAGTAATTGCGTCTGCAGCGTAAGCACCTAAAGCTGTGTTATCTGCTCCCGTTGTATTAGATTTTAAAGCTTCATGACCAAATGCTGTAGCATCACCTCCTGTGTACGTCTGTAATGCTCCATAACCAGCCGCCGTATTTCTATCACCAGTTACACAACTTTGTAAAACATTAATTCCAAGTGCTAAATTCTTTGTTCCAGTGGTTAGTGTTTGTAATGCCTCTTTACCAAAAGCTGAATTATATCCTCCTGTAGTCGATGCTTTTAAACATTGCGCTCCAAAAGCTTGATTATAATTTGCTGAAGTTGAACTATTTCCAGCTTCAAAACCATAATAACTATTTCGTGAAGCATCGTTTATACTAGCACCTGCGTTGTAACCAGCAACAGTATTTTCTCCACTATTAGAAGCACCACCAGTTGCATTTTTCAGTAGAACATAAGTCTCACCAGTAGAGGCTCCACCTCCAGAAGCGGCTTCCCATCCACATTCTCCATTAGAATCTACAGTTAGAACGTAATTATCAGTAGCAGTTGTATCTTTAAGAGTAAAGTTAAGTCCGGGTATTCTAAATTTAGTTACATCTGTATTACCTAAAGTTATTTCGTTAGATACATTAGCTGCGCTTGGGTCTGCATTATTTCCAATTATAGTATTATTAGAACCACTAAAGCTACTTACATCTCCTGCAAAATGTCCTAGAACTGTATTATAATTACCAGAACTATATCTACTAGAATCTGAACCAATTCCTATATTACCAATACCTGTTGCACTTGAACCAGCGTCTCCTCCAATAAAAATACTCCAATTTGTAGTAGTAACAGCAGCTCCAGCATTTCTACCTAAACTTATATTATGACTTCCAGTTGTAACTGCACCACCTGCAGCATAACCTAATCCTACATTATTACCACCTGAAGTACAAGCGTCTAAAGTATTTTTACCTACTGCCACATTTTGTATTCCGGTGGTGTTATAAGCTAAAGCATAGTATCCTAAAGCTGAGTTTGCAGCTCCTGTTGTATTAGAATATAATGCATAGTGACCGATACCTGTATTCTCTTGAGCCGTAGTATTCAAAGCTAAAGCAAATGCTCCAACAGCAGTATTATTAGCTTGTGTGTTCACAGCTAAAGCACTAGCTCCTACAGCAGTATTACCATGTGTAGTTTCAATTACTTTTAAACTATTCTGACCTACTGCAGTATTATACTGTCCTGAAGTGTTAGCTCTTAACGCATCTGATCCAAACGCTGTATTTCCTGTAGCCGTATTAGCGTTTAAAGAATAAGCTCCAACAGCAGTATTATCACTTGTTGTAGTAACAGCCGATAAACTATTTTGACCTATTCCTATATTACCAATACCAGTAGTTATTCGCCTACCAGACTGGTTTCCAAGCAATACATTATTACCACCTGTAGTAACCTTTTCACCTGCTGAATAACCAACTGCGAAGTTGTGATCACCAGTTACAGTAGCATCACCAAGAGCATCAATACCAAATGCAATGTTATAGCTACCTGATGTAACATCAGACCCTGCATCTTTTCCAAGGAATATATTATGATCACCTGAATTTAAAGCATTACCTGCGTTAAAACCTACTGCAATATTATATGTCGTATCAGCATCAGATGATGCACCAGCATTACTACCAGCATATAAGTTCTCTTGTGCATCTGCACTGAAACCACCTCCAGCGGCTGCCTCCCAACCTGCGTCACCGTTAGCGTCAACAGTTAAGACATAGTTGTCTGTCGCAGTTGAGTCTTTAATTGAGAAGTTAAGACCGGGTACTCTGAACTTAGTAATTGAGGTATTTCCTAGAGTTATTTCGTTATCTACACCAGCTGCACTGGCTGTTGCAGTATGTCCAAGAATTATATTATTATCACCTGTTGTTAGGTTATCTGCTACTTTCCAACCCATTACTACGTTAGAATGGCCTGAAGTTATTTCTTTAGCAGCTTCACTACCTACAATAGTATTTTTCTCACCAGTTGTTTTTAAACCAGCTTCAGATCCTATTGCTACACAGTTACTATTTGTCTCTAAATCCCTAAGAGATCTGAATCCAACCGCTACATTATTTTCGCCGGTAGTCACTGTCTTACCAGCATTAGAACCTACGAATGTATTTTCTTTTCCGGATGTAACTGCTGTTCCAGCCGCTTTTCCTACTGCTACTCCGTCTACCGCAGTAGTATTAGCGAATAAAGCAGTGGCTCCAACTGCAGTATTATCAGCTACGGTGTTATTTCTTAATGTCTGATCACCAATTGCAGTATTATTAGAAGTACTAACGTTTACTCTTAATGAATCACGTCCAAATGCAACGTTGTTACCACCAGTTGAATTGGTATTACCTGCTAAAGATCCGAAAAAAGCGTTATTATCCCCTGTCGTAACTCCAGTTCCAGCACCATATCCATAAAAACTATTTTCAACAGCTCCATTAGCCAGAGCATTGCCTGAGGTATGACCTGCGAATGTATTAGTTCCTGAGTCAGAAAGTGCTCCAGAGACGTTTAGTTTTACATAACTTTCACCAGTACCAGCAGCAGATATTCCAGTTAAGGCTGAACCATCACCAGCAAATGCTGTAGCGGTACACGTTCCAGTTACTGTAAATCCACCAGTTACCGTTTCTGCCTTCTTTGCATCATCGTAATAAAGTTCAACTCCTGCATCTGGATTACAAATAATAGACTTTTCACCGTCACTTACTTGTAAATTAATCTTTCCAGAAGTTGATTTATTATTAAGAGTTACATTACCGCCAGCCGTATCATTTTCAAGTACTGTATTGCCACTGTGGTAAATTGCAAAATCATTACCTGTACCGAATCGAAGTTGTTTCGCTTCCGCAAAATCGAAAACAGCTCCTGTCATCGCCATGCTTCCAGTTATGGTCCCACCTGCTAAAGGTAAATAAGCCGATAGATCAACGGCAGCCCAAGTTAAACCTCCTGTATTCCCACTTTGAGCAGATAAGAAGTGACCATTAGTTGGTGCATTAGATACTTTTAAATTAGCTTCATCAACTATATCATTTGCAATAGTTAAAGCACCACTACCTGTTACTTCACCAGTATGAGTAGCGTTAGTAACCTTTGCTGTATTAGCTGCTATTTCTGTATTAATAGAGTTAGCTAATTTAGCTGCAGTAACTGCGTCATCAGCTATCTTAGCTGTTGATATTGCATTATTATCTATTGTCCATGCTTCAGTACCGCCTACACCACCTGCATTAGCAACTGTTACATCACCTTTATCACCATTAGTAAGACCAGTACCATCTTGACCATCACTACCGTCAGCACCTGCAGCACCTGTATCTCCTCTAGGTATAGTGAAAACAAATGTAGCTGCTGAAGAACTTCCAGTATTAGTTACTGAAGCGTTAGTACCAGCATTACCTGTAGTCGTAGATCCAACAGCTATCGTAGCCGCTGCACCAGCATTACCTTGATCACCTTTATCACCAGTCCTAGCAAATGTAATAACTAAATTCTCATTATTACTAAAAGTTGCATCTCCTGAAACATAAGCACAAGTTACTTTATGATAACCAGTAGCTTCTGTATTTGTCCCTGAAATAGTATATAAACGGAAGTTATCAGGATCAGCTTCTTCACTAATTCTAAAATGACCTTTTATAGTAGATGTAGAGTCATCTATTGTTCTTAGATAAGTTTGTATATCAGTACTATTCTTATCTGTATCATCTATATATAATACTGTAGCACTTTGAGGTGCAGCATTATTTAAAGCTAATTTACCGGCACCCGGATCAGCGTCACTGGTAGAAGTATTGAATTGATATTCAAATGTAGCACCACCAAATGCACCTGTTTGTCCAGTTGGACCAGTAGCACCTTGGATACCTTGGATACCTTGATCACCAGTATCCCCTTTTGCACCTGTTGCACCAGTATTACCTGTAGCTCCTCTAGGGATTGTAAAGTTAAAAGTAGCTGCAGATGAATTACCACTATTACTTACTGAAGCATTAGTACCAGCATTACCAGTTGTGGTAGATCCAATGCCTATTGTAGCTGCATTACCTGTAGCACCTTGTGGACCTGCTGGCCCTGTGTTTCCTGTATCTCCTTTAGGTATAGTGAAGTTAAATGTAGCTGCAGTTGTGTTTCCACTATTAGATACTGATGCACTAGTTCCAGCATTACCAGTAGTTGTAGATCCTACATTTATTGTAGCGGCTGCACCTCCAGCACCTGTTGGACCTGCTGGTCCAGTTGGCCCAGTTGGCCCAGTTGGACCTGCAACTGTTGAGTCGGCTCCAGTAGCACCCGTAGCACCCTGTGGTCCAGTAGCTCCTTGAGGTCCAGTTGGTCCTGCAACTGTTGAATCAGCACCTGTTGCTCCAGTAGCACCTTGTGGCCCAGTTGCACCTTGAGGTCCAGTATTACCTGTTGGACCTTGTGCTCCAGTGTTACCTGTTGGACCTGCTGGTCCAGTAGGGCCCGTAGCTCCCTGTGCACCTGTTGAACCAGTAGCTCCGGTAGCACCTACAAGAGTTGTAGCTGATCCCCAGACACCATTAGTTTTAGGGCCATAGATATTGTCATTAGTTGTATCAATATAAACATCACCTTCTTTTCCTAATCCTTGATCAGGTACACCTGCACCATTAATAACTACTTCTTTATTCTTTGGATTAGCTGAATCACTAACTTCTTGATTAGAATATAATGCTTGATCTTCATTATTATTAAGATCTACTGCCCTTATAGAAGATCCAGCTGCAAATACTGCCTTAGCTGTATCTACATCTGTGTCTCTATAAAATAGTATCTTTACTCCAGTCTTAGGGGCACCTGTACTTTCCTGAGTATTTGTCTCTAATGTAGTGGGTGAACCACCTAGAGCAACAAATTGTATTGATGTAGCTGTTGGAAATGTATATTTAGTTGTTGCTAAGGTTGCACCATTTAGTGAAACCTTTACATCTTCAGTTTTTAAATAGGGAAAGGAAAAGGTTAGTTGGGTTTGACCCGAAACACCTTTGGTTCCATTCCCTGTATATTGTTGGGTTGTAGTAGCCATTTAACATGTTGTTGATTATTAGGTGGTGGGTTATTTGTTTTGAAGTATGTACTCTGGGTAAGCATCTTCTGTTAACTGATCTATATTACCAGCTTTTTGGTTATAGTCAGCGTTGATCTTTTCATATTCACGTTCTCTAATACCAGCTCTCATTTCATCAGGTAATTCATCTTCTGCTAATCGCTTAGATCTAGCATAAGCTTGTTGTAACCTAGAATAAATATTAGCATACTTAGCAGTATCTAACACTTCAGATGAAACTAAACCTTGTCTTTGAGCACGTATAATATTAGTAAAACCTTTAATACCATTATATTCTAATCTATTAGCATCTCTCATTATCTCACGTATCTTCTCTTGATAGATACCCATTTCACCTATCTTACTATTGATAGCTGCTATTTCATGGTTCTGTAAGACAACGCCCCTTTGACTCATATTCATAGTTGGTGAACTATTGAATTCAATGTCAATAAGGAACTGTCGTTCTTTAGAAGGTTTGTCATGGACCTTGATTGGACCCATGTTAAATAAACGTATAAAGAAGTTCTCTTGATAACCAACAGGTTTACCATCAATAGGATCTACTAAAGGAGGTAAAGCACGTTCAGGATCAAAAGCATCTAACCAAGCATTCCTATTACGTAAGTTATTTTCAAACTCACTACGTAGTTGTCTTAGTTGAGGATACATTAACTTACCTAATTCGTTTCTTAAACCGCCCATAGGGACAAAACTATTAAGTAAGCTAGATGACCACCTAGAAGCTGCTGAACCATTACCTTGTAATACATCAAACATAGGCTCTAACTGAGCTAATATTGTTCTGTTGGTAAGTGATCCTGCTAGAACAGCCATGAGTTTAGTACCCATATCTTCTATCATACTAGAAGTTAAAGTATCTGAGTTATCTACAACATCAGATGCTAAAGCTATCCAATCTCCTACTGGACCCATCCATTCGTAACTAACTACTTTGTTGGTACCGGGCATTGTACAAGTCTTAGCTTTCCATCCACTCTTAATTCTTTGTCTCTGTCTAGCCTTATCATAATGACCAGTACCTGTGCATCTACCATCCATTGCAGCAAAGAAAGCTGCAGTAGTCATGAAACTACCTATAGCTGCTTTACCTTTAATTTCATAGCGAAGCATCTGGAATGTTTCATTAGCAAATTCATCAACGGGTTTACCTTTACTTTGTAAGATCTCAGTAATTTCTTCCATAGTGAAATCACTTACTTTCTTACGTCCTAATGGTCCCCACATCTTTTGATAATCACCTGAGAATATACCAGCTGGACTCCATTTACGGAATGTATCAATAACGTTTGCACCAGTTCTAGGGAAATAAATAAAGGATCTAGCAAGAGGGAATCGTTTGATAAACCAATTAGCTCCATCAACAATAGGTGAATCAGCGTTAAGTGCTATTTCACTAGTTGCCATATCAACAGCTTCATTACTAATCATTCCATTAGCATCATGCCATTTGTTATAGATCTCTTCAGTAGCTTTTCTAAGACTAGTTTCAGTTATCTCTTCACCAGACTGAGCTAGTTTATTAAATGCCATGTACTTAGCTTCTGTGTTAGCAACCACTGACTTAGTAAAACCGTCTAATGCTGTCATAGCATTACCGCCAAATCTAAGAACAGGATCCACTGACATTGCATCTAAGTCTTCAAAGATGTTAAGAAGCATTGATGCTCCATCTTCACCTTCTGCACTAGAAGCATCAGCAAATGCTCGTAATGTATCTAAACCTTTTTCAGTTTTAACTGCAATATCACTACGCATTACATAACTTACATCTTTAGGATTGGTTGAAGCCTTCCTAAATACAAGCCTCATATGTTGAAAGGCTTGTTGCATAGTGTTGTCTAATGCAAAGTGAGCAACCATAGCTTTCTTAGCGTTAACCAGATCACCCTCTGCAACGGCTCCGAACACGGTTGCACTACCTTTACCTAGCAATCCTGTCAAGTTACCAGCAGCAGCCCTCATAGGCGTTCCTAGAGCTGATAGAAGGGAGTTAAATACATTACTCCACATTGCCTTGTTGATAATTGAAGGTACTTCAGGGTTAAGGTCGATGAT